GCTGGTGTTAGGATCACGGAATTGGAATCGAATCTCTTTAATAGCCAATCCTTCATTTTTTACAATCGAAACGTAGTCTGAAAGGTCAACGCGACCATAAACCAAACTTACGTTTCCTGTTCCTGCGGCTACGTCAAATTGTAACCGGTCTCTTAAAATTACATCTCTGCTTCCTTTTGCCATAAAAATCACTTATTTTTGGGTGGAGGTCGCAGAAAGTTATCAGACGTATGACGATCCAGAACGTTTCTTTCTGCTTCCTCCAACACTTACTAAGTGAAAGAGGCTTATTAACGTGCCTTTCATCAACGGATTCCCATCTCCGCGAGCGTAGCGAGCCAATCAGCACGCCACCATTCTCCCCGACCACCACCCCAATGGTAAAGCCCCACCTATATTATTCCACTTGTGGATTTTTTTTTCGGAGATACTAAATAACATTATTATTTAGGTTTGGACATGGCGAACCAATACTCCATAACTGTGAGCGACGAGTCTGATATGATTCTGAAAACGTTGAAAGATAGCGGCATAAAGACTTCTCAAGCAATTGATGAAGCGATCCGCACACTGCAGAGTCAAGCACTTGCTCGACTCGTTGCAAACCGTCGCATGAGGGATTCGTTGGTGGAAGAATGAGTTGCACATCATGGTTGTGTGCAATGTACGAATCTCCTTGTGACATTTGCGACAAGGAGGAAGAAGAATGAATTGGTTAGCAGAACTTTTTGCTTTATATGATGGTCAACCAATTCCTATTACCTTACTGCAGTATTATTTGGAAGGTGAAAAGAATGAAAGTTCTTGATTTGTTTAGTGGCCTTGGTGGATTTTCTGAGGCGTTTCTTCAAGCTGGTGATGAAGTTGTTAGAGTTGAAAACAATCCATTGCTTTCAGAAGTGCCAAACACTTCGATTGAATGTGTCCGAATTGTTCGTGATCGTCTCAAGAAATACAAAGAAGAAGGTCATCCAATCCGTAATATCGACGTGGTGCTTGCCTCACCGCCTTGTTACGAATTCTCTTTGGCGTTTTCCGCACCCAGGGCGGTAGCGGAGCGAAATAATGAAAATTTTGAACCATCAATGGAATTAGTTGAGATTGCAATGGAAATAATTGAGATTGTTCAGCCCAGGTGGTGGATAATTGAGAACGTTGTCGGATCAGCAAAATATTTCAAAGAAGTTGGATTAATTCCACATCAAATTATGAGACCTTACATTTTGTATGGTAACTTTCCTAAATTCTCTTTAGGTAGTTTACCAAAAAAACAAGATCATGACTCTTGGCATGGCCATCCACTTCGTTCAAACATACGAGCAAAGATTCCACTCAAGTTGTCTCAAGCGTTACGATCTGCGGTTGTAAATCAAAAATCAATTCTTGATTATTAGATCCACATATATGCGAACATCAAATATTCTGCAACAGTTGAGCCAGTAAGCGTGACCAATGTAGCAATTGAAAGAAAGATATTGAATTTCATCAACCCTTCCAAGCTGGTTTCTTTTGCTTCTTTCTTTTCTTGACGAGCCATCAGCCATTCGGCGAATTTTGTAGTTGTCGTTTTCTTTTCTTCAATTGGGTTTTCACTTTCAGTCATTATATCACCTTAGAGCATTCGGACATTTCCATTGTCAGCGTGTTTGATTGGAGGCCATTGGTCTCGGACAGCACCCGAAACTAAGCCTTGGTTTAATCCTTGTAAAATCCAATCTGGGAATCTAGCACCTTGAGGTTCATCAAATGGTGTCATTGTACGAGCATCAGCAATTGTGGATCTAACTGCGGCGGCGGTTTGCATTAACTCATTATCTAAAGTGGAGATTTCAAGGAAGAAACTACCAGCTGATATTGGGTCAACCATATGATCTGCAACGATTCCACCATATCTCCACATCGGAAATGTGTTACCGCGAAGCACTGCTTTGGTTACCATGTGACCATTTGACATCAATAATGCACACATTGCATCATGACTTTCCTTCAAAACACCCATAGTATGCGTCAATATTGTCACTTTTCTGTCCATTACTGTGAACATAAACGACCAAGCAAAGTTTTCAAGCACAAGATCGGGCTGTCCCATGAGATGAACGTTAATGTAAAGGTGATCTGTGTAAAACGCTTGGAACTGATCGGCGGCTATCTGTTCACTTGGAAATTGTTCAAACGTAGTAGCAACTAAATCCCCTGCAGTACCATTTGCCTTGAAAAGAATTGAGTCGTCTCCCGCAGAAGGGTATCTGTTGACAAATCCAGCCGCCGTAGGTATAAACGGCATTTCTGTCGGGATTACTGGATAGGGGGAGACTGCGAATTCGATTCTAACTTGTTGACCAGACAAATTGAAATAAGCATCTTCAAAGAGATCAGTTTGGATTAGATTGTGTTGCATTGTTTCGCGAAGATTAATTCTCTTCTGTAGAAATGCGTTTCCTTCTGCATCCAAGGTAACTGAATCAAGTTCTATGGTTTCTTTGATTATACTAAGCGGCATTACTTCTTCCTCCCTGCGAGTCTATGCGCTTCCTTAACACAACGCTTGAATCCATCTTTCTTCCACTTACCATTCTTGTTCTTGTACTTAGGTGCAACTTTCTTGAATGCACTCGAGTAGGCACGTTGACGAGGAGTCTTACGCTTTTTACGAGCTGGTGCTTCTTCCACAGCCATAGTTTCGACTACTTCTTGAACATCTCGTACATTGCCCCCCGTAGGCATGATGGTTTCTCCACCACGAATGTAAATCTGAAATGTTGGGTCACTAGACAAACGAAAGTATTCATGTGCAGGAATTGCGATCATGTCGTATGGAACAACAGTCACTTCATCGGCTAACCTGCCCAGGGGGTCTAATGCGATCAGACCTTTAGCCAAAGTTTTGCCACCTTCATAGACTCGGTTTGCCGCATGAGCAATCCCTGGTACTTTAGAATGGAATGGCAAATCAAACGTAGGCAAATCTTCGATACGCTCGAGTGCTTCCTCTTTTGTTCTCTTTCTAGGCATCTAAAAACCTCCTCAGAGGTCTTGAGCCTGTGTGAGCATTTGAGTCAAATCCTTAGAAGTGATCTTCTTAGGTTCTGCGATAATCATGATATCGAGTTCTTGAGTTGTACCTGCAAGTCGACCATTAAGAAGTCCGTTTGCAGTTACTCCAATTAACAGATCGGTAACAACATCGTAACCTTCTGGATGGAGATCAGGAGTTCCATACCAATGGTCTTCATACTCAGCGGTTGCAAAATGAGTTGGTGGTGTACCGACTACAGTTGCAGTGGAAATTCTCTCATACATACAAATGACGTTTGGTGATGCAATTCCTACATCAGAAGCAAGTTCGTACGCTGTTGTTGTAGCAAAAACTCGTATTGAAGCCTCGTTAGTATCGAGAGTTGATAGTCCAACAGGAGTTTCAACGTTCATCCATGTTGGGAATGGTAAGCTGGTGTTAGGATCACGGAATTGGAATCGAATCTCTTTAATAGCCAATCCTTCATTTTTTACAATCGAAACGTAGTCTGAAAGGTCAACGCGACCATAAACCAAACTTACGTTTCCTGTTCCTGCGGCTACGTCAAATTG